CTGACACGAGCCAGCGCGACAAGCTCGTCGCCACGCTTGGCGCGCAGCACGGCGGTCTCGTTGGCACGCCCAGCACGCCCACCGTCAAGAATCCCAAGGACCCCAGCGGCGGCGAGATCCCCGGTCCGTATGACCTGTACAGCTTCGCGGACGGCAGCACGCTCGAGATCGCGCCCACCGGCGAGGTTTCCAAGTACACGCCCAAGGCGACGACGGGCACCGTCGCCGGCTGGACGGATATCACCCAGGTCCGCAACCCCGACCAGACGATCACCTACTACGGCAAGGACCCCAAGGATCCCGGCGGGCCACTGAAGCCGGTCGAGGGCCTGCCGACGAGTGCCGCGCCGACGTCGACCGCTCAGACGGCCACGCCCAGCGCCGAGCTCGACAAGCTCGACGCGCGCGGCAACGTCATTCCGCCCGGCGATACGACCACCAAGCCGGTGTTCACCCGCGACCCGAAGACGGGCACGACCACCCAGCTGAAGGACCAGCCGACGGCGACCAGCCAGTTGGACCGGATCGACGCCCAGGGCAAGGTGATTCCGCCGGGTGACACGACGACCAAGCCCGTCAGCCTGCGCGATCCGGTCACGGGCACCGTCATCGACGTGCCCAAAGATGCCGCCGGTTCGGTCACCGCCGTCGGCGACACGATGTACGTCATCAAGCCGGATGGGTCGTCCACTCCGGTGGTCGGGCCGGACGGCAAGCCACTGACGAAGCCGAAGGACGCCAGCCAGTTCAACGTGCCCGGCGTCGGCCTGGTCAATTACGACCCGTCGAGCGGCAAGGCCAACGTCCTGATCGCGGCGCCGACGGGCGTGCAGGCCAAGGATCTGAAGCCTGAGGTCCGCGGCGGCAAGACCTACATCCCGGTCGACAACGGCACTGGCGGCATCAGCTGGCAGGAGTCCGACCTCCCGACGGACACCCAGTACACCATCGCCCAGAACGATCCGCGCTCGCCGAACGTCCTGCTCATCGACCAGCAGGGCAATTCGAAGTTTGTCTCGAAGGGCCCGGACTGGAAGCCGCCGCCCAGTCCCGCGGCCGGGCAGGCCCTCACCCCGGACACGACCGCGCCGTTTGTGGTGACCATCGGCGACAACGGCCAGCCGCAATTCACCAAAAACACCAACCAGCTGAGCATCAGCGACGCGCAGAAGCAGCTCATCCAGCAGCTCGGCCTGAAGGTCGCCAGCGGCGACATGTCCGAGAAGGCGGCGCAGGACCTGATCTCGAGCGCCACCAGCACGCTGACCGCCCAGGCCGCGCAGCAGAACGCGCAGGCCAACATGCTGCAAGCGCAGACGCAGCAGCAGAACCTCGGCGTGACCGCGGCCGGCGACGTCCTGTCGAACGTCCAGAACGCGGCGCAGACCGGCGCGGGCATGCTCCAGAACCGCGTCACGGCGGCGACCGGCGCGCTCAACAACGTGCTGAACGTTGCGGGCCAGGCCAAGAACCTGATGAACGTGCCGGCTGGCCTCGGCCAGCAGCTGGTGGGCGGCCTCCAGGACTGGGCAACGCAGCTGGGCGGCGGCGCGGACGTCTACAACTCGGCGGCCAACCTGGTCCGGCGCGCCGATCCCACCAACCAGCTCGGCGGCGACGCGGCCGGCGCGTACGCCGCGCTCGGCCAGATGCTGCAGAAGTACCGCGACCTGACCGGCCAGCCGCACCCGGCCGAGGCACTCGCCAACCAGCCGCAGGCCAACACCGGCTTCAACGCGCCCGGACCTCAGGCAAACCTCTTCAATCCGCAGGCGTCGACCGCGGCCATGAATGCGGCCGGCTTTCAGGACACGCCCCAGGGCAGGCTTGCGGCGCAGCAGAGTAACCCCGGCTTGCTACAGACGCCCCAACCTGGCGCGCAGCAGCAGTCGTTTGCGCCACCGCCCGGTGGCTATGCGCAGAGCCAGCCTAGCACGTACGGGCCGCTCACCGGCAACATGCCGTTTATGGCGCCAATGACCACGCCGACCTCGCCCTCGGCGCCCAAAGTGACCGTGAGCGTCGGCTGATGGCTGGAGCCACAACGCAGGCGGAGCGCCAGGCGCAGGTCCTGGCGGCTGGCTACAACGGGCCCCTCACCGACGCGGCGATCAATCAGGCGTACGCCAACGCGGCGACCCCGGCCGACCTGGCCTCGAGCGGGCTGACAGGATTCAGCTCGCAAGGCGGCACGCCGGCCGGCCCGAGCGCGCCCCAGGCGACAGTGCAGTCCGCGAACTCGCTGGGCGCCGGCGTCAACAGTCTGCTCGGAGCCATTGCTTCGGGGAACAAGCAGGCGTTCGACGAAGCGGTGCGCCAGTTCAACCAGACGTTTGGTCTGGACCAGCAGAAGTTCCAGGAAAGCGTTCGTCAGTACAACGAAGGGCTGGGCGTGACCCAGGCTGGACTGACCGGCCAGTACCAGGGCCAGCAGACCATGCAAGGCCAGCAGCAGGGTTTCAATCAGGCGCAGGCCATCGCTGGCATGACTGGCTACTGGAACCCGAACGCACCAGGTACCTGGGGCGGAGGTGCGGGCGGAGGTGGTGGAACAGCTGGGCTTGCGCCAGGCAACCTGTCGTGGAACCAGGTCTCGCAGGCGCTCCAGTCGGCCGCCGGCCCGGCCTACAACGATGCCGCGGCGAAGGCTCAGTTTCAGCAACTCGTGGGTGCGAATCCAGCCGCATTCAACGGCGGTGCGGCGGTGCCGCTCAATGCGGGCCAGCTCGCCCAGATCGCCGCAGCCGGTGGTGTGCCCGCTGCGGCGGCAGGTGGAGCTGCAGCAGCAGGTGGCGGCGTACCGACGATGGCGCTTCAGCAGCAGCAGTACTCGCAGCAACTGGGTGCCATCAATGCGGCGGCGGCGCTGCAAGCGAATCCTTTCCGTCAGCAGCAGGTCCTCGGCCAACTGGGACCGTTGCTGACGGGAGTTGGCGGCGTGGCCGGCTTCAGCGCGCCGAATACCGTCGCCGGCGTGGGTACCCAGGGCGGCACCGGCCTCAACACGGGACTGGCGTACATGCAGCAGATCATCGATGACATCAAAAACCCTGGCGCCAATCAGACCAGCATGCAGGGCGTGCTGAATGCCATCCCCACGCCGAACCAGATCAACAGCCAGGACTTTTTGCGATCGTCACCGTCAACTCAGAACATGGTCCTGCAAGGCATGCAGGAGAAGTACAGCCTAGACCCGGCCGATTCCCTGGCGCAGATAAAAAACACCTTGCCGGCGTTTCAAGCCCCAACTACTTTTGGGCAGATTAAGGGTTGATAATGCCAGCGACTTCGAAGGCTCAGTACCGCTTCATGCAGGGCGTGGCACACGGGAATATCAAGGGGCCGAAAGGGCTGAGTAAGTCCAAAGCCGCCGAGTTCGTCAAAGGCCAGTCGCCGAAGGGCTTGCCCAAGAAGGCCAAGAAGTGAAGCCCCGGCGTTTCGGCCGACACTGGGCCTGGCCGCGGCGCTGGAGGCCACTGCTCGTGGCGATGGGTTGGCGGGGTTGCGCCAACTGGAGCCACAACCTGACCTGGCGGGGAGTGATATGAGCATCAACCTGGAACGCTCCATCCACCCCGACCTGCTCGAGGAGACCCTCAACGAGGCCGAGACCGAGGCCAGCCCGCCGCCTCGTCGCCGACGTCGATCGACGCCACCACCTGAGGCCTCTCCTCCCGGAGCTCCCCAGTCCCAGGACGGCGCCGAGGGCGACTCCGGTGCGGACGGGGCAACTCCCTCAGCCCCACCGGAGCCTGCCGCTCCTGAGTGGCTTGCCGCCGTCACCGAGGCCCAGGATCCGGTCCAGAAGCTGGCGCTGCTGCTCAAGAACATCCCGCGCGACGAGATGGAAAAGGACGACACCGTCCGCGGCTGGTTGGGCGACGCGGCGCAGCAGCGCGCGCGCAGGATGCTCGAGGACGCCGAGCGGCAGCGCCAGGAGCGCGAGCGCCAACAAGCTTTCGACCGCGGTGACCTGTACAGCCTGGGCCAGATGACCGCCCAGGAGCTCCAGCAGCAGCGCGCGGCCCTCGAGGCACAGGCCCAGACCGCACTCAACCCGTACCTGAACGCCATCACCGCGTTCCAGCAGACCCTGCCCGAAGCCGTCCAGCGCGACGTCCAGGGCCGCACCTTTGCCCCCAACGGCACGCCGCAAGAGGGCTTTCAGGCCTACCTCCAAGCCGTCCACGAGTCTGCGATTCGCCACGGACTCGAGGAAGAGGTGAAGAAGCGCGAGCCAGCGCTCAGGAAAGCTGAGCTCAACACAACCGTCGGAGATGAGCAAACCCCGGAGCTAGACGGTGGACCTGCGCAGGCGTACCGCGAGATCACGGACGCCCAGGTCGCTGCCATGACGCTCGAGGAGTACGACCGCTACTTCGACGACAAGGGCCGACCGAGACCGGGCGTGCGCGTCCGTCTCGAGCGCGGCATCGATGTGCGCCGCGAACAGCGGCGTTGATCTCCTCACCCTATGCAGGGTGAGACGCCGAAGGGAATAGCGGATGGCCACTGGGGCAACGGAATTCGTTGATAAGACGATCGCCGACGGCGTGTTTTCGCCAGATATCTGGTCGAAACAGGTCCTGCGCGCGACGGAGAGCAACCTGGTTTTCGCCAAGTGCGTCAACCGCGGCTTCGAGGACGACGCGAGCGTTGGCAAGAGCGTCAAGGTCGCCAGCGTGGGCAACGTCGCGGCGCGCGCCAAGGCCGAGAACACCGCGATCGTGTACGAAACGGTCGCCGAAACCGCGACGACGATCACCCTGAACATCTGGTCGTACGCCGCGGTCGGCATCGAGGACATTGTCAAAGTCCAGTCGATCGTCGATGTGCAAAACGAGTACCAGATGAAGCTGGGCTACGCCATCGCGCGCGACATCGACGCCAAGCTCGCCTCTGACGTGGCTGGCTTCACCCAGACGGTGGGCACGCTTGGCACCGCGCTCGCCGACGTGGACGTGGTCCGCGCCAATCAGTACCTGGATGACGCCGACGCGCCGGCGGACGACCGCTTCCTGATCATGTCGCCCGCGGAGAAGGCGTCCAAGATCGTCCTGGATCGCTGGTCGAACGCTCTGTACATCGGCAACCCCAAGCCTGCGGTCAGTGGCAGCCTGGGCGACATGTACGGGCTGAACATCATGGTCACCACCAACCTGGTCAAGCCGGCGGGTGGCCAGGCCAACAACTTCGTGTTCCAGCGCGAGGCGCTTGCGCTCATCGTGCAACGCTCGCCCAAGCTCCACCTGTTCTACGACATCGACTTTTTCACATGGAAGCTCGCTTCGGAGGTCATCTACGGCCACCAGATGATGCGTCCGACTTTCGGCGTGTGGGCCAAGGGCGTCGGCTGATGTCGGACCTGCTCGAGCGCCTGGAGCAGCGCGCGGCGCCATCGGATGGCAAGCCGACGTACTCCGGGCTCACCTACAACTACCCGCTGGCGTGGTACCGCCGTCCAGACGGCGACATTGTCCAGCTCCAGTCAGACCCCAACAACCGCACCATGTACGAGGACCTGGGGTTCGTCTTCCTGCGTCCAGGCGAAGTGCGCGAGTGGCTCGAGGATGTCCGCCCCGACGTCGTCGTCCAGCAGAAGCGCCGCGCGCGGGTGATCACTGAGATCCGCAAGCTGGCTGCCAAGATCCCCCAGCTCAGCCTGACCGACGACGAGCAGCTCGAATTCCCCAGTGTGCCGATCGAAGAGCTGGAGGAGCGGTTCAAAGAGATCTGCGACCAGTTCGGCGTGAAGCCGCGTCTGCCAGCGATCAAGCCGGATTCGCCGCGCTCTGAACCGAAGCTGGCCGGCGTGGACACCGGCAGCATGGACGAGCTCGAATCCAAGATCAAGCGCGGTCAGGGCTACGACCCGCTCCGCGAAGGGAGGAGGCACCCGTGAGCATGTTTCTTTCGGCGGCGCAGGCCAGCCCGTACATTCCGCCACTCGCGACACCCCCAGGCAACCTGTTTTTCACCTACCAGCGACCCGACGGCGACACCTTCATTGCTTCGGCGGCGCAAGCGGAGCTCTTCCTGCGCCTGGGCTTCACCGTCAGCGGCGAGCAGACGGTGGATGACTCGGACTCGTTTCGAGCCTTAGTCAGCCCGGGCTCACTCGCGCCACCAGCCTCGGGCGTTGAATTCTCTGAAGCCACTGCAACACCAGGCGTCAAGGCCGCGGCGCCGCCGGCGCCCTGATGCCGGTCGTTCCGACCACCGGCAACGCCGGTGGGCTCTGGACGCACACGCCAGTGGACTGGCGCGGCAACGAGATCGGCCTTGGCCGACCTTCGAACTGGCCCAATGACGCGGTCAACGGAGCCCAGGGGCTGGGCACGCGACCACTCGAACAGATGCCGCCGCCTGGCCTGACCATTCTCAGCGCAACGCCCGGCTCCGGCGCGGTGACGATTACCTGGACGACCAGTGTGCTAGCTGACTCGTCGATCGATCTGGGGATCACCACCAGCTACGGCCAGCACTACAACGACCCGACGCTGGTGACCAGCCACTCGATAGCGGTCAGCGGTCTGGCGCATACCCAGCTCTACAACTACCGCGCCAGCTCGCAGGGCAGCGGCTACGCGATCGTCAGCGCCAACAGCACCTTTACGACCACATGAGCCACCGTCACGGCTGCACGTTCGGGCCAGGCCTCTACCGCATCGTTCTGGCTGACGGCTCGCGCCATTTCTGTCAGGACGAGCGCGAGGTGGTCCAGGCGTGCAGCCTGCTGCGCGAGGGGGCCATCAAGAAGGTGCAGCGTGACGGCTACTGCCTCGACCAGGAAGACCTCCAATCGCCCGACATCATCGAGGGCAAGCGGTTCCTGGGCATGCCGAAACGCGAGGCGATGGCCGAGCTGGGCGTGGCCAGCGACGCCGAGTACCAGCTCGCCTATCGTGCCATCGAAGAGGCGGTGCTGGCCAACGACCGCCGCGGCGGGCAGGCAAGTGTGGTCATCAAGAAGAAGGGCAAAGTCGTTCTGGACATCGATGCCACTGACTCCGCAGCCTGAGTTCACCGAGTACTCGTCGATCCAGGGTTTTCTCCACGGCTACCTGCAGACTGGCGGCGCCAGCGGGACGGTGCTGGATATGATGATCGCCGTCCGTCCGGCGGTCATTCGTGCCGTTGTCGCCGCGGCGCAGGGCGGCGGCGCCACCACCGTGCTGGACCTGCTCAACAACGGCGTGAGTGTGTGGTCGAATCCGGCCGACCGCCCGACACTCAGCGGCACCGGCTCCGGACGGTTCGCTGGCGGACGCATCAACCACAGCGCGGTGCGCCTGGGCGACGTGCTCGAGCTCGTCGTTGCGCAGGGCGGCAACAAGGAGCAACTCACGGCCACGGTGGCGCTGGAGCAGCCATGACCGAGACGCCTACCCTCAATCCGTACCAGCCAACCACCGCACCACCACTGCAGCCGCTCAGCGGTGGGCCCACGCCGCCGCTGGTTCCACCAGGCGTGACGCCGCCTCCATCGCCGCCCTTCGTGCCTGACGTCCCGCCGGCGTGGATCGGTCCGCCAGGTCCTCCAGGACCGCCTGGCGCCGACTCTACCGTGCCAGGGCCGCAAGGACCCAAAGGCGACCAGGGTGATATTGGACCGCAGGGCAACGTCGGCAACACGGGCCCGCAGGGGCCACCGGGCGGTGCTCCGTCCTGGAAGGGCACCTGGTCGGCCAGCGTCGATTATGCCAACAACGACGCGGTGAGCCTGAGTGGCTCCAGCTTCTACGCCGCGGGCGATCCACCGCTCGGCGTCTCGCCGCCTACTGCGCCGTGGCAGCAGATCGCCGCCAAGGGGGACACCGGGCCGCAGGGACCGACCGGCGCGCAGGGGCCAACTGGCCCGACCGGACCTCAAGGACCTATCGGTAACACCGGCGCGCAAGGCATTCAGGGGCCGCAGGGCAACCCTGGAGCAACAGGGTCCACGGGTGCTCAGGGGCCTGCCGGCGCCGACTCGACCGTGCCTGGACCGACCGGTCCGCAGGGACCGACAGGACCGGGTGTGGCGACCGGCGGTGCCACTGGCCAGGTGCTGACCAAGACCAGTGCCACTGACTTCGCCACCAACTGGCAGACGCCGTTTTCCCAGGCGACCGCGGATGCGCGCTATCTGCAGCTCGGCGGCGGCACGCTGAGTGGTGTGCTGGTGGCCGGTACGTACACTGAGATCACCGAGATCTCGACGCCGGCGGCCCCGGCGGCAGGCAAAATCCGCCTGTACGCCAAAGCCGACCACCATCTGTACCTCCTGGATTCGACCGGCGTCGAACGCAGACTCGACATCACTACCCTCGAAGCGACCGTGTCGTATGCCTAGTCTGGCCCAGTATCGCTCGACGTTCAGCGTCGAGGCCGGTCCATATATCGGTCCGGAGAGCTACGACGTGCGCGCCACGTCCGGGTCGGACCTCACCCACCTGTACTGCGACGCGTACCCCATCAAGTCCGGCATCCCGCAGCAAGATCAACTCATTGACCGCCCGTTGTATCGTCCGCAGGCGGTTCAGCCCACCGACCAGAACCGCTACGTGCAGGCGTACACCCCATCGTCGGGGCTGATCACGCCAGACCTAGACTGGTCGATTCCCCCGTTGGCCGACCCAGGTGCCGGCACGCCGTACCAGGGCCTGGAGGCCTTTACCTACGCCGAGCTCGAAACGCGCATTTACAACGACCTCGAAAACACCGGACTGGCCGGCTTCGGCGAGCGCTTCGAAGTCCTCGGCGCCTTTGACGTGCCCACCACCCACCGCCTGATCAACGACGGGCTGAAACAGTGCTGGCTGGTGGTAGAAGTGGCGTGCATCCCGACCTACCTCAAGAGTCGTCACAACCTGTCGGTAGTGTGCCCCTGGCTGCAGGACCCGAGCGACGTGCTCCAGGTCGGCACCATCAAGGACTACCAGGACCGCGACCTGAGCGACCCGTTTGAGTCAGTCGTGCGCGGCATGGTCGAGCGCGACGGTGGCGATTTCTACCTGAACACCGGCACCACCACGTTCGTGGACGGCGACATCCTCTGGCTGCGCGTGCTCAAGCGCGCCTACGACCACTGCCGCGCCTCGGGCGGCGTGTTCGGCGAGCAGAGCGGGCTCTACCTCGAGACCGACGAAGCGCCGTGTGAGCGAGACTGGGTGGCGTCCGCGGCGCTGGTGATCGCCTGGCGGCGCTTTGCGCACCTGCTCGAGCCGATGGCCAACCAACGCCTGGTGCGCGATCAGGCTGCAGCTGCCGCCTGGTTTACCGATCGCTGCCGCGAGCACTTCACCGCGCCGCTGCCGCAGCGCACCCTGCGCCGTCGACGCTACTTCGGCCCGCCGCGCCAGCTCGCCGGCCAGTACTGGGGTTGATCGAGTGAGCCTGTACGCCAAGCGGGAGCCCTGGCCCTTCCACGTCAAGGTCGGCGGCACCGGCTTTCTGATTGGCTCGCCCGGTCCTGGCCAGCCGGCGCTGGTCAGCTCGAAAGCCGAAGATATCGCGAGCGTCGATCCGCCCGACTTCGACTACGCCAACCTGTCGCCGCTCGCCGATCGCGAGGAGCCGTTCGAGTCGCTGACGATTGGCATGGGCATGCGCACCCAGCACAAGTGGCGCGACTATCGCTACCAGGAGGCGATGGGCCTCGACCTGAGCGTGCACCCCTGGTGCAAGGGCCCGGAGATCCTCGACTCGAGCGGGCAGGCCAATGGCGAGATCGTCGACTTCTTCGAGCTGGGCGGCACGCTCTACGCCGCCGGCGGCAGCCAGGTCCTGCGCTACACGCCAGCCACCAACACCTGGGCGGTGGCCCACGATTTCGGCGCTGGCTACCTGATCCAGGCGGCGACGGTGTTCGCCTCGAATTTCGATGGCGTCCCGCGGGCCTGGCTGGCCTTTGGCGCGGCGCACCCCGCGGCCTACTCCATTGACGGAACTGCCTGGACGTCGATGCCAACGTTTACCGCGCTGGCGTTCATCCGCATTGCGCGCGAGTGGTGGTGGGCCGACAACGTCAATCGCTTGAGAAAATGCGACACCAACGCGGACCCGACCCTCGAGGCCAATTACACCAGCCTGATCTTCCGCGTCGGCGACCAGAGCTCACCGATCACCAGCCTGGTGGCCACCGCCGGCGGCGTGCTGGTCATCGCCAAGACCGATGGTCTGTACACCCTGGACCAGGCCGGCGACGACCATCCGCTGTTTCCGTTCCTGCAGTACGCCACCAACGCGCGCAACGGGCGCTGCCGCGGCCAGTTCCTCAACGATGTCTACTTCGGCTACGGCACCAATATGTCGCGTATGGGGTCGGACCTGTCGCTCGAGGAGATCGGCCCCGAGACCCTGCCGGACTACGACGGACCGGTGCGCGGCCAGATCACCAGCTTCGCCGGCGTCGGCGCGCTCTTCGGCTACGCGGGCATCTGGAACCCGGACACCTCGACCAGCTACCTGCTCAAGTTCGGCGCGTACATCATCCAGGGCACCTTTTCGACGTACCAGACCCTGGCCAATGTGCTGGCCAACCCCGAGCGCATCGACGCCTGGAACGGCAGCCTGACCCGCGGCTGGACTGGGAAGTTTCCCTCGCGCATCTTCACTACCGCGATCGGCGCGCCGGGTGGCCACACGTTCACCCTGATCGGCTTCAACGACGGCACGATCTCGCGCCTGGTCAATCCTTGCGTCTTCAACCCGTTGGCGTGCAGCCAGTACCGCTTCGTGGTCGGCGACGACTGGGTCCGCCTGCCACAGTGGCACGGCACGTATCAGGCCAGCCGCAAGACGCTGCGAGCCTGGGGCGTCACCGGCCCGAAAATCGACGCGACCGACTTCGTCACGCTCGAGTACAAGACGGCGCCAGACCAGACGAGCTGGACGGATTTTGGGTACTCCTTCCAGCACGGCACGTTCGATCGCCAGCCATTCCCGATCGGGACGGTGTGCATCCTCGCCGAGTTCCGCGTGCACCTGCACAACACGGTCAACACCAGCTCGCCGGCCATCGCTTCGGTGGCGATCGGCCACGCGCTGCGCCCGTCGAGGCTGATGACCTTCGAAGGCGACATTTTGTGCGCCGACGGACTGATGCGGCGGGACGGTGTGCCAGTCAGAATGGGGCGCACCATGATTCGCCAGTTGATCGAAGCGGCGGTGGACAATCCCGGCGCCGTCGCGGTGGTGCTGCCAGACGAGACCAACACGTATTTGAGCTTCGTTGATTACAAGATGTCGCAGGCGTTCGACGAGGTCGGGCGGCAGTGGCGGGGATCGCTGCATATCAAAGCGGTGCAGTGGACGGCGGTTGAGCCGCCGCCGAGTTAGGAGGATCCATGGCACGAACCAACGCAACCAACTTCGCCGGCGCGCTGCAGTTTCCGTACGCCACCGCGGGAACGGACATCTTCAAAAAGGAAGACGTCCAGGTCCTGGCACAGGCGGTGGACCAGCACGACCATACGAGCGGCAAGGGGGTGGCGATTCCGTTCGGGTCGATCCCGAGCGGCACGATCACCTCGGCGATGATCGCCGACGGCACGATCACCTCCGCGGACATCGCCGACGGCACGATCGCCACGGTCGACCTGGCCGCGCACGCTGTCAGCCAGGTGCAGCTGGTGGCTGGGACGACGCTCAACCCCACGAGCACGTCTGTCAGCTTCGTCGACTTGCCCGACATGTTGATCAGCATGACCACCACTGGCGGTGACGTGCTGGCGTTCCTGGTAGCCCAGATTGCGAACAATACGACTACGGCGGCAATCAACATTGCGCTCAATCGTGACGGCACCGATGGCTCCGGTATGACTGTTGCCGAACCGAGTGCGAACTACTCGGTGTGCATGATGACGATGGCGCTCTACTCAGCGCTCGCCGCGGGCGCGCACACGTTCAAGGGACGCTGGAGTGTGAGCAGCGGTACGGCGACGGCGATCTCGTCCCAGCGCTATCTCTGCGTGCTGGAGCTGAAGCGATGACCGAGACGCGGATTCACGGTCAATCCACCGGTGGCAAGCCCATCAACCTCGCCCAACTGCAGGGTGAAATGGTTACGGCCGGCGTCCACGTCGATGGACTGGGCCTCACGGATGACTACGTGCATCTGTATGACGGTGAGGGGCAGCCGGCCGATTTCGCGACGGCCGACCAGCCGATCGTGGACGCGGCGATCAGCGCGCACGTGGCCATGCGCGACAAGACCGACGCCGAGTACGCCACCGAGTTTCAAGACCCGAACACGACGCCCGCGCGCAAACAGGAAATCCGCGACATCACCGCTGGGCTGCTGCCGCGCGAGCAGGTACCGATGACCGCGGAGGATATGCCGCAATGACCGACTACAACGTTGGGCCTGGGGTCGCCCAGGCAATCGCCGACAACGGCGACGAGGCTCGCTCAGACGAGCGATTCGTGATCCTCGAGGAGGGCCACAAGGTGTCCCTGACCCTGGCGCGCGACAGCCAGTACTGGTGGTACGAGGAGGATAACCGGGTCAACCGGTTACCGTTTCGAGACTCCTAGCGAGCCACCGATCCTCTATGACCCGTGGACCTCACAACCGGGTCAGCTCTACGACTGGACGTGCAGCGCCTGTTCGTTGGACTGGGTCAAGCGAGCGATGGGCCTGGTCACGGTCGACGACATCTACGGCAGCCGTCAGACGACGGTGTACGAGATCGGCTATCCGGACCAGATCAATGCGACATACGGATTGATGGATAGTTCTGGCTCAGCGCTGCGCACAGTGCTGGACGGCTATGGGCAGCCCAGCGAGCAGGGCTGGTTGGACTTCGACACGACCTACGCCCTCGCCCAGGGGACGATGGGCATGATGTCGGGCGCCGCCTGGTATCACTGGGTCGGCATCCGGGGTGTGGACGCTGGCTGCATCTGGGTGGCGAATTCTGCACCTAACTACAAAGGTGTGGTCGACCACGTTTCGCGCGACGACTTCGCCCGACTGGGCGGCTTTAGCGTCGTCTGGCTGGTGTGAGGGAGGGATTTCAGGTGCAGATAGGCGGCACCGCGGCACCCTGGCTGACGATCGGGGCGATCATCGCCGTGATCGTGTTACTGCTGGCGATCCTGGGACTGGTGGGCGTCCTGCCCATGAGCGCGACCGTGGTCTTTGGCCTGGTCGCGGCGCTCGCGGTTGCAAGGCTCGTCTAGGTTGCTCTGAGGTTGGTGGACCATGCGCTGATCGCGCTGCTCAACTGGCTGGTCGGCAGCAGCAGTCCGCTCCTGGCGGGTTTCATTGGCGGGGCGATCGCGCAGGCCGCCGTCCTGCTGGCGACGCGGGGTGAGTCGGCGGTCCCACGTGCGGTCCGTGTGCAGATCGTGCTGATCTGGATGGTCATTCTCGGACTGCTGCTGATCAACGTGAACCAGGGGCAAAACATCCAACAATTACTCGCGCCAACCTGACGACCTGGTGTGAGCGACGAGCTTCCGGCCGGGTGGCGCAGGATGACGGCGCAGCAGCTACGCGCCTGGCTCCAGGCGAGCAATCACCACATGCCCTATCTCTTCTACGCCCGCAAAGAGCACCTGATCAGGTGGATCGAGGAGCACGTCGAACACCAGCGGGCGCGCTGCCCGACGTGCGGCCAGCCGATCTAACCGCCGGGGAAGACCCACACCAGACCTGATTCAGCTTGGTGTGGCCCGTCGTGATCTGGCTCGCAAGTGCAGTATTCGACGGCTTCGCCCGCCACCGGCACGGGGTAGATCTTCCCGCAGTTCGCGGGTTTCCAGCACGTCAACTCAGCCCGCAGCCGCTCAATCTCGGCGCGGAGTTCGTCGCGCTCGGCCTCGAAGGTTTTCACCGACAGCAATAGCAACCCGACCTCGGCACGAAACCCGTCACGCTCAGCTTCTAACGCTTCGGTGCGATCTATGGACTGGGCGGCGATTTCCTTCCACGGCACCAGCGGTTCGTCAGTCATAGCGGCAACAGGTCGATGCAGTCGATGGCATCAGTGAACCGTCGCTGCCGTCGCTGCCACGGTCTTCCCATCAGCAACCACGCGAGCCAGAGCGGCACGCCACACGTCCGACACTTGGTAGAGCTAACCATCTTTATCTCTCTCTGACTGATTGGGTACGCACCCAACAACCTGCGGCAACGTAGATCTGGCGGCAGCGCGGACAGGTGACCCGCTCGAGGTCCTCGCTGCTCACGGCCGTTGGGTCTGCTCTGCATGCGAGCAGCGGCTCGGGTGACGGAAGAAGCCAGTGGACGTCAGTCAGGGTGTTCATACAACCTCAGTCCTGGGCCTGGTTGACCCACGCCAACCACTTGTCGGCGATCATCAGGACCTCGCTGGATTTCACATCTGGCCGACTGGCACCGAACGCGGCCGCGGCCTTGAGCACGGCCAATCTGGTGATGCGCTCGTCGCGCTCGGTGGATACAACTCCCGCACTTTTGAGTGGTTCCGACAGTTTTGAGTCCAGGACTTCGAGTTCTCGGATGAAGCCCTTGGCGTCGACACTCAGCCGCACGTGAGCGCCCGCCTCGGGAAGTTCGACCGAGTGGAATTGGGAAACGTTGACCCACGCGCCACCGATCTTGAGTCCGGTGCGGTTGGTGGCCTCGACGACGCCCTCGACCTGTTGCGTCGGGACGCGACCGTTCATCATCGGAGCCTCCACACAATGACCGTCAGCGTCAGGAGCAGGATCGCCTGCGTCAGCAGCCACCAGCGCAGAACGCGCACGCGGCGGTCGAGCTGGTCGAGTTGCAGCAGCAGCGACACTGCCAGTTCCCGCAGGTCGCGCACTTCCGTCTGGGTGAGCGGCTCGTCCGCCTTCAAAACGCCACCTCGTCGTCTTCAAGGATGGGCCGCGGGCGGCGATCGGTGCGGCGCAGCAGATCCTCGACGCGGCCGTCCTCGAGCAGGCACAGCAGCTCGCGCAGCACGGGCACAAGGTCGACGAGTCGGGCGCTGTCCTGCAGTGCGGCACGGCCACCGGCGCGCCACGCGGCACCCCAGACGGCGGCCATGTCTTCCGACTCGCGCGGGTGATGATGCCTCCAGGCAAAGAACTGGCCGGCGGCACTGGTGAGCTGGAGCGGGGCTGGCATGGCTCAGTCCTCCCGCTCGGTGCGTGGCACGAACGAGTGCGCGCCCGTGTGGTAGGCCGGCTTGGCACACACACGCTTGCGATCTGGCGTATAGGCCGTGCACAACGGGCCACACAGCGGCTCGATGTCGTCGTCGTCCGACTCACCGACGTGGTTGGTGACGTAGGGCGCTGGCTTGCCCAGAATGCGACTGAGCGGCGCATCGTCCTCGAAGCGCTTGAAGATGTCGTCGTACTTCGCCGCGGTTTTCTCAGACTGTTCGGCGACCAGGTCGCAGTGCAATCGCACGGCGAGCATGTGCTTGCAGTCGTGGCGGCGAGCGTCGTAGCAGGTGCAGCTGGTGCGGGTGGTGAAGTAGACCTCGTTGCTGTCGGCGCTCGAGCGGATGCCGTAGGCCTTGCGGCCGTCATGGGTGCGGACTTTCAGCCACTGGCCGGCGTCGGTGGCGATGGCGACGGCTTTGGCGCCGCGCGGGTCGGATGCGGGAAGCAGTACGGTTGTCATCGGTTTGGACCCTCCTACGGTCTGAACCACGAGCAGGTCGGCGCCTCTAACGCTGGCCTGCTCTCTTTGCGTCACGTCTAAAGTATATTGCACACGCTACATGAGCGCAACATATAATGGTCACATGCTAAACATGAGTGAAACAGAATTCGCCGCGGCGCTCGCCGTCCGTGTCCGCACCCTGCGAATGCGGCACGCCTACTCTCAGGAAGAGCTCGCGAGGCGCGCGGGCCTCGCCCGCGGGGTCGTCATCAACGTCGAGAACGGTCAGCGCCTGGTCAGACCTGCCAGCGTGCGCAAGCTGGCCCGCGCCCTCGCCGTGACGCCGCTGCAGCTCACCAGCGACTGAGTACCATCCCCGAAACAACAGAAGTGCCCCGCGTCGCAAGTTGGCGAGCGACCGGGGCGTGGCAGATCAAACAGTTTGGAAAGGACTGACCTGCAATGACCAGTGTAACGAATACCACACCAGCATCCGACGGCCCCAGCCCGAGGCGTCGGAAGTCAAAATACCCCGAGCTTCGCATCACCGAGACCATGGTCGTTCACGATCCGGCTGCGCTTGGCAAAGCTGCCGAGGCCTTCGTGAAGGCGCTGTATCGAGTACGCGCAACGCAGCCACACGACGAGGAGCTGGCATAGTGGTCACCCTGGCTGAACGACGCAGGCTTGCCGCCAGCCGCCGCGACTACCTCCGTGTCGTCGTCACCGAGCTCGAGCGCCCGCGTCGCGTAGCACTGATGGTTCGCGTCAGCACCGAGGAACAGAGCGAGCGCGAGACATACAAGGTACAGATCGACACGCTCGAGGCGTTGGCGCGGGCGCGGCAGCTGGACAGCACCCCGGACCGCGATCGCGTCCACGTCGTCCACCGCATCGTCGACGACGGCGTGAGTGGTACCAAGCCGCTGAGTGAACGCTCGGACGGTCGTCGTCTGATTGGCATGGTTTGCAGCCGCGCTGACGAAAAGTGCCGCGGCGAATGCGGTGGCGGTAGCGGCGTTGAGATTGACGAGGTCTGGGCCACGCGCCTGGATCGCGTCGCGCGTCGTCTGCAGCTACTGATGGAGATCCACGTCTTCCTCGAGAGTCACGGCGTGAAGCTGGTCATCGATGACCCGCACATCGACACCAGTGACGAGTTCGGCAAGCTGCTCTTCAACATCCTGGGTGCGATCGCCGAATGGGAGCGCGACATCATCGCCAAGCGCACCGCGCAAGGCCGTCGCTCGAAGGTGGCACTGGGCAGGTGGAAAGGCGGCCTGCTGCCCTTCTGGTTATCCACTGATGAAAACGCCAACATCCTGGTTGAGGACCGACTGATCGACGCCTGTAAGCAAAGTGCGTCCGACCTGATGCGCGACATCATCCGCCGTATCACCAGCCACGAGGTCACACCCCAGGAAGAGTGCCTGCGCCTGACTGCGCTCGGCGTACCGCTCCAGGTGATGCCCAGTCTCGATGAGCCGGGCGTCCTGGTCGCCAAGCCCAACAAGAAGACGCGTGCCGACGGCGCCTGGCGTCCGAGCCAGCTCCGCGACCTGCTGCACGACACCAAGCTAGCCGGCTACTACAAGATGGACATCTACGCCCGAGATCGGAACGGCAAGCGCATCAAGGGCGAGGACGGCAAGTGGATCGTCCAGGAGACGATCGAGTCGACGTCGCCGGCGTTGATCTCGCAGGAGGACTACGACGCGCTGCAGGCAGCGATTGACGAGAACAGCCACCTGCCTCCGCCCAATGCTTCGCGCACTTACCTGCTGAGTGGTCTGATCCGCTGCGGGCGACCTAACTGCGGCTACACCTGGTCAGGTTTCACCGCCAAGGACCCTGGTTCAAAGGGCCCCGAAGATCACTTCCGGACTGACGGCAGTCGCGGCGGTCCAGGCAGTCGCGGTGGCAAGGGTCGCAAGGCGGGCACCTGGAGCTACTACCAGTGCAGCGCCGGCAGCAGTGCGACGACCGAGCGCCACCAGGACGGCCGCGGGTGTACGACGCGTTCGGGCATTCGCGCCCTGGAGATCGAGGGCGCGGTATGGGCGATCGTCGAAGCGATCGTGCGCAATCCGCAGCAGCTCCTTGAACGGGCCCAGGCGGAGATCGACGCCAGACGGGCTGACGTGCCTGCGCGCGATGCGCGTCTGGTGTCGATCCGCGAGCGACAATACGAGCTGTCACGCGAACGGGAACGTGTCGAGATGGCGCATCAGAAGGGCAGGAGCAGTTGGGCCCGAACTGAGCGCGAGCTGGACCACATCGACGCCCAGGTCGCCGAGCTAACCCGTGAACGCGCCATGCTCGAGTCGAACGAGCGCATGCTCGATTCGATGAACGCGCGTCTGCAACGCTCAGGCGTTGTTATCGCCGAGTACCGCGACAAACTCGACGACCTGGATGATGAGCGCAAGCGCGAACTCATTCGGCTGTTCGTGCCCGAGGTGGTCGCTTTGCAGAGCGGGCGCAAATGGAAGGCGCGCGTGGTCGTCGACCTGGGGGCGCTGGTAGAGCGCGAAGCGACGGCGGCGCTTGGGGCGCTTGTAACCGCTTGTGGGCAGCAGTCGTTTCGAGGAGCAAACCAGCCGGAGGTCGCAAATTATCGTCGCTGGGTGATCGAGCAGGCTCAGGCTGCTGCGCAGGATCATGATCCTGCAGCCCGCTCGCTGCAGTTCGAGGTTGCCCTCTCGTCGTCCAGCGATCAGGACTGAGGCGGCTGTAGCCCTGCCGCCTCGTCCTCCTCGATCCACTCAAGGATCTTGACGACCGCGGCGAGCATGTTCTGTCCGTAGAGCTCACCGCGTAACTCGACACGCAACCGAGGTCCGTCATCCTCAGAATCGGGTACCGGCGGAAGAGGTTCCACGCCAAGGTGTCTGAAGCAACGGCGGGGCGGCTCGGCCATGCCATCCAGTCTGCGCCGCCGGCATGGCCTGCCGGTGGACAGAGCTGGAAAGATTTAAAAGCTGTCCATCGCTGCAGCTCAGCGGGAGTCAACTTTGTCCGCTGGGTCGCTCAGGGCCAGTAATTCGTCGGGCTTGACGTGTAGCGCCGCGGCCAGCTTGCGGATCGTTTTCGGCCACGCGGGACGATCCTTTTCGAGCTTGATGATGGTCGAACGCGAAACGCCGGACGCCTTCTCGAGCTCTTCCTGAGACAACGAGCGCCGCTGGCGCCAGTATCTGAGGCGTGGCACGGGAAGCAGAGGCACGACCAGAGATGGTCGTACACGCGCCTCAGGCTGAACAGTGCCGGTCATGTGGCACCTGAATAGTACAGTAGTAGCGCGTGCTACTTGCACGGTCAAGTGCCGGCCGGCGTATTGACACGTTTCGTTTACGTGGCGTAAACGTAGCGCTTACATAAACACAAGCGAAGTATGAGGGCTGCGCAGTGCGGCAGTTGCGCGCCCGACGAGACCTGCACCCCCGCCGAGCACTGCGAGCCGCAACATGGAACGGATGTTCTATCATCCTGGGAATGGTGGGGGCCGCACGTGGGTGGAAGATCGTGCCGGTAGCGTCCAGTGGACAGATTTCAAATGTATCCGCGTTTGTCCTGCCGGAGCGCATGCCGGTGGCTGACGATGGACAGCAGCGCATGTTCCCCGAGCTCGACAAGCTCCTCGAAATCGAACGGCTGCGCCTCGAGCGCGAGCGACTGAAGCTGCTGCGCGAGGAGGCCAGGGCCGCGCGCCGGCACGCCAACAAGCCGGTCTCAACGTCGCCTCCCGAGTCGCCGCCCAGGCCCAAGCCTGCGTACCGGCCCCAGGACAAGAAACTGCGCGAGTACGAGACCTGCCGCGCCACCTTCCAGGGATACGAGCGGACAGTCCGCCTCACGGTGGGAGAGACAGGCGAGGTCACTCCGATGGCCATCTTCGTTGACGGCGGCGGTCCGCACCCCAAGACGCAGGCCAAAATCATGGGGCTATTCGGGCTGAGCTACCCGCGCCACTGGCCGCCAAGAACTTGGCCGGCGCACCCGCTCATCGAGCCCAACGGACAGATCTAAATCTGTCCAGGACAAATTTTTAAGCTGTCCATAGCTGTCACGCCAGGGGGGCCGGTGGCGGTGCATGCTGCAAGGCATGCGGGTGTACATGGAGGTTCCTGACGAAGACGCGGCGAAGGTGCACACCGCTGCCGTCAGGGAGGGGCGCGAGTTCCGCGGTCAACTCAAGTGGATCATTCATCTGTGGGCGCTGCTAGAGGCCCCGCTCGAGGAAAGAAGCGAACCTGAGCAGGTCGGCGAGGTCGCGTGAGCGATTCGTTCTTTCGGTGGCTGCACTACCACCCGGCTGAGGCCGACGCGTTGCGCGACGTGCCCGCGGGCGTGCTCAGCGCGGTCTGGGCCGCAGCGCTGAAGGCGGGTCGTCGCGAGGCGCTGCAGTCATCGGCCTACGTGCAGATCGTGCCGCTGCTGCAGGCGCTGCTCGACGAGCTGGTCGAGGACCGCGTCGACCAGGAGTTCGAGTCGATCGAGCCCAGTGAGTACTGGCACGACGAGGCGGTCCCGTGATGTTCGAGCTGCCGTGGTGGGCGTGGCTGCTGGCGGGCTGGCTGCTGGCGAGCGTGTGCCTCACTCTGGCGCTAGCGCGCTGGTTCAGGTACCTCCGATGAGCATCGCGATCGAGACGTGTCGCTACTGCGGGCGCAGCGGCGGCGACGCGTTCAGCTTCGGGCCCGACGATCCGGCGCCCGGCGTGTGTCCGACGTGCCTCGACGCACGCATGGCGGACGTTATGCGCAGTGCGGCGGAGCGGGCCGCGCACGAGCCCGCGTTCCAACTGAAGAGCTGGCTGCACAAGGAATTGGTGCTGCTGGGTCTAACACCGACCTGGGCCCAGCGCTTCGTTGACGGGCAATTCACGGCGTTCGCCAGCGCCCGACGGAGGGTCAGCCGCCGATGACGCCCGACGATCGGGCCTGGGCGGACTACTCCGACGGATTTCGTCGCGAGGTCCTGCCGAAGCTCCTCGACTCCGCGGTGTTCCTGTCGATCCACTCGGACAACCGCGACTTCGACGTCAAGCAGGCGACAGAGATGGGCGCCGCGCTGCTGATGGGCAAGCCCCTGCTGATCGTCGTGCCGCGTGGTCGCATCCTGCCAGCAGGCCTGCGGCGTGCCGCGGATGCGGTAGTCGACGACTGGGACGCCAGCGACCAGGGCGCCCAGCAGCGACTGCTCAACGCCATGCGCCGGCTAGGACTTATGCCGTGAACCTGGCCCTCCGCGGCCTGTCGTTCCCCGCGACGCGCGCCCAGGCGTACCGCGTCTCGCCGCGCGGCCCGTACTTCACCAAACACCGCCTGCTGCTGCTCCAGGGCGCCGGCGAAGACGAGCTCACCCGCTCGGTCAAGGCGTGCGCGAAGTACTACGGCTGGAACGGGGTGCACACCCGCGACAGCGACGGCGTGATGGAGAGCGTCCACCTCGAGCGGCTGGACGGGTTCACTGAAGCCAAGGGTGTCCCGGATTGGTTGTTCTGGCACGAGGAGCTGGGCCAGCACTTCTGGTCGGAGCTCAAGGGCGCCACCGGACACCTGGGCCCCTATCAGAAGCGCGAGATCCCGTCGATGCGCCGAGGTGGCGCCGTCGTGTTCGTCTGGTACCCGCGCGACGCGGTGACCATCGAGCGCGTCTTTCAGTACGGATTGGAGGCGTGAGGTGACGCAGGAACCGATCAGGGCGCGCGTCAGTTTCCGCAAGCAGGTCTCGGACGGCAACTACGGCACCGAGGCGGCCGAGGTCACACTGGACGTGCCGCTCGGCGAGGTGTACGACCTGAGTTCGGAAGCGGTGGCTGCGACCCTGGCGACCGCGCGGCAGCTGGTGCATGCCGAGTTAGCCCAATCGCCGGCGTGGCGGGTCAGGGACGCGGTGACGCCCTCCGAGTTGCCGCCCGCAAGCACCGGCACGCTGCCGGACGCCGACCCGGACCCGGAGGATCTGCCGTTGTGAGCGACGACGTGGAACTGGTGGAGGAGACGATCGCGCGCCTGCTCTTGGGAGTACCCGAGTTGTGCCAGCAGTTCGGCTGCCGGCAGCCGGTCCAGACGTGGTGTCCCCTTTGTCGTGCCTTCTTCTGCGACGAGCACGACGAGCTGTACCCCGTGAGAAAGCACGACTGCCTGCGCGGACGGGCCGAGGTGAGCGCGTGAACGAGCACCAGGAGCTCGCGCTGAAACAGCACTGTCGACTGGCGGCGGAAACCGCGCATCCACGTTTCGGCTGGCGCAACGCGACCCATTCGATCGTGCTGTCGGTCAACAGTGGCTATGAGTGACTACAGATGGGACTGGGCGGGCCCGTGTGGCACGCGAGCGCGGCAGCAAGCCAAGGCTGGCCCATTGGTCGAGAGACGCTACGACGGTTTGCGCTCGAAGCGCTGGAGGGCGTCGGCGATGCGAACCTTGGTGAATGGGAGGAGTGGACAGGCTATGCGTTTCACGTCCGACGTCGGTTGTCGGCTGCCGAACAGGAGCGCGTTGGCGATGTCATCGACATCCGCGGCACACCCGAAGCGCGGCGTCGGCTGCAGCGTGTCTGGCAGTACGCTAGCCGAAGTCCGCAGGGTCTCCGCGTTCTGCTTGAGGAAACGACCGGGGTGAGCGCGTGAGCGACGACCAGCTGCGCATCGTGCTGCCGTTCGGCTTCCTGCTCGTGCTCATCCTGATCTTCGCCCTGCGGAGTGCGGGCTAGTGGCTTGGGCGCGTACGCAAGTTCGGCGTGGCCCCGTGCGCTGCAAGCTGGGTGGGCCGGCGCCGTGCATTGACGACCTGTGCCACGGGGTCGACGTCACGATGTGCGGCCTGCACTACGGCTTCGACCTGTGCGACCACGGCAATGATCCGGAGCTCTGCGACGAATACCCGTGCGACGTTGAGCGCGAGGACGACTTCTGATGGCGCGCAACGTCGTCCTGGTCGCGTTCGGCATCGTCGTCGGCACGGTCTTCGGTGCGGCGCTGCAGATCCACGCCGCGGCTGAGGGCGGCGCCTCGGATCAGGTCGAGAAACCGGAAGTCGCGGAAGTGCCGGAAGTTGCGGAACCGACACCCGAACCGGGGTACGGCGTGTGGGACCGTCTTGCGCAATGTGAGAGCAGCGGCCGCTGGAACCGGAACTCCGGGAATGGGTACTTCGGTGGTTTGCAGGAGGACCTGGTGTTCTGGCGACGCCACGGCGGGCTGGCGTATGCATCGCGGCCGGACCTTGCCACACGCGGGGCCCAGATCGCGGTCGCCCAGCAGGGCCTGAGTGTGCAGGGATGGCAGGCATGGCCCGTGTGCTCGCGTGTGATTGGAGTGCGTTAGTGCCGAGTATCAACGTCACGACGCTCTACGGCCGCGACAACCGTATCCCGATGGTGCAGGTCGAAGTCCCTCGGGAGAAGGCGCAGCTGACCGTCGAGGAGGCCGAGGACCTGGCGCGCAACCTGGTGCATGCCTGCGAGGCGAGCCTGACCGACGCGTTCCTGATCGAGTTCTTTCAGCGCCCGGAGTGGGAGCTTCAGGACAACGTCTTGTGGGGGATCATCCGCGAATTTCGCGAGTGGCGCGAGGCACGCATCGCCAAACCACCCGAACAGGAGGCATCGACTGTATGACCCAAGCGATTGAACGCGCTGATCTACCAGCGCTCAGCGTCAAGCGGCAGGCGTCGAACCTCGCCCAGGTGACCGGCTTCAACGACCGTGTCATCCAGCTGATCCGCCAGACGATCTGTCCTGGCGCCACAGCGCTGGAGCTGGCGACGTTCCTGTACAACGCGCGCCGCCTCGGGCTGGACCCGATGACGCGGCAGATCTACTTCATCCAGTACGACCGCAACTCGCCCGGCGAGATCGTGGTCGGCATCAACGGCTACCGTGCCCAGGCCGAGGAGAGCGGCTGCTACGCCGGCTCCGACGAGGCGGTCTACGAATACGAGGACGTCGGCCAGCCGAAGGGCGCGCCGTCGAAGGCTACGGTCACGGTGTGGAAGATCGTCGCCGGGCAGCGTGTGCCGTTCACCGGCTCGGCGCGCTGGACGGAGTTTTACCCAGGCGAAGGCAAAAAGGGCGAGCAGTACCGCAAGCGGCCGCACAACCAGCTCGCCATCCGCGCCGAGTCGCACGCTCTGAGAAAAGGCTTTCCGCAGCAGACGGACCGCCTGCAGGTCCAGCCGGCGCCTGGCGCGTGGGAGGAGGCCGCCGCCGCGGACGAGCGCGTGCGCGACGACCCGGCGAAGATCGCGCGCGACGCGCGGACCTACGACCAGGTGTACGCCGCGGAGGACGACGTCGTCATTGCTGGCGATCGCGTCGTCGATCGACAGACCGGCGAGGTGCTCTCGCGAAGCGCCGAGCCTGGATTAAATAGCGCTCAGGACCTCACCACGCCTGAGCCGTCGGGTGCGGCGGCGGACCCCGCATCTCCGTCGCCGGCACCACCCGACCAGCTGGTCGACAAGTACCGCCGCAATCGGGAGCTCGTCCGGCGTGCGCGCGAGCTGCACCTCGACGGCTTCGAGCCGCTGGCGCTCGGCAAGGCGGACGACGTCGTCGAGGCGGCCAACCTGGAGCTCGAGGACAGAATTGCGCGCTTCGAGTTCGAGAACGGCGAGGTCGAGCGCCAGCGGGCGAGCGAAGGGCTGCAGTGACCACCAGCGAGGATCAGGTTGAACGTCTTCGGCACGACCTGTCCTGGCACTACGACGAGGTGGAGTATCTGCGGCGCGCGATGCGGCGGGCGCTCAACGCGATGCTGCGTCCGCAGTCGCTGGAGTGGCCCGGCGACGAATCGCCCATGATGGAGGCTTCGCCCATCTTGTCTGAGGCGCTGAGCCCTGCGCGGAGGCATCCATGACCACGAGCGTGGAGCGGCGGCCGGGCGAGACCGAGCGGGAGTATGCCTGGCGGGCGTATCCCGACGATGCGCGCGAGGTCCTCGAGGGCAAGGACGCGCCGTCGAGCCACTGTCGCCAGCCGATGTGCCACGCGCCGATCTGGTGGGGCCTCACCCGGGCGAACGGCCGGCGTTGCCCGTTCGACATTCAGCCCGACGGCACCAGGACCGGCACCAGCCACTGGCGTACGTGTCGCGATAGACCTGGCCGGGGCCGCTCGCGATGAGCATTGCCGTCGATCATCTGCGCGAGCGGATCGAGCACCATCCCGCGGGTGCACGACTGCAGCGCTGGGAGGTCCAGCGTATCGCCGAAGCGTTCGAGAGACGGGGAGATTTGTCGACCCGTGATACGCCGCGACGCATGGACCTGGACGCCTATCTGAATGGCTGGTGCGACGCACTCCGCCAGCATCACTACGCAGGCTGGAAAGACGTGTGATCGAACTCGTCTCGCCGGCCGAGATGAGAGTGCGCGAACTGACCGCGGAGTTCGCAGACAGTTGGCGGCGCACCATCGCGCTCGCCGTCGAATTAGGACAGGCCTTACTCGCTCTGAAACGCGAACTCGGGCATGGTCGGTGGCTGCCGTGGATTCAAGATCCTAGCCATTTCCCGATGGGCGAGCGTATGGCGCAACACTTCATGGCGCTAGGGACAAATGCGAAAGAAATTTCGTATTTGCCAGCTGAGACCACTCTGAGCGCGGCGATCCTATGGCTACAGTCGCAGCGACGAGCGCAGCGGAGCCTGCGCAATGGTTTGGTGCAGGAGGGCCTGCCGCGGCCGATTCCGCCGACGGTCCAGATTGAGCTCGGCGACGCCAGACGGTTGCCGCTGGACGACGGCTCAGTCCATCTCGTTGTGACCTCGCCGCCGTACAACGCCCGCCTCATGTATGACGGGTACGAGGACTGGCTGCCCTGGGAGGACTACTGGGATGGCCTGATCGTCCCGGCGCTGCGCGAGGCGTACCGCGTGCTCGTACCGGGTGGGCGCCTTTGTCTCAACATGGCCAACGTCGTGCGCCAGGATGTCGAGGGCGAAGCGCGTCCCGGTATCTATGAGGCGTGGCGGACGAATGGCACGCGCAAATGGAGGCCGCCAGGCTCGAATGGCCGTCCGTGGGCGGCATTCATCGACGCCTATCTGCTGCCTGCGCTGGAGGATGTGGGCTTCATGCTGCGCGAACGCATCACTTGGGTAAAGGGTGAGAGTCCGGAGCAGGTCACGTCGCAGTCGACGGCATGGGGCACCTGGTGCTCGGCGGAAAACCCGGTGCTGCGCGCGGTCGCCGAGCCCGTGTACGTCGCATCGAAGACGACCTGGGCGCGCGAGCCGGCTGACAGCGACTTGGAGCCGGAGGAGTTCAAAGCGTGGACGCGAAACGCATGGTTCATTCCGGCAGTGCTGGAGTCGGACGCTTGGGGCAATCCCGCGGCCTTCCCGGTTGAGCTGCCGCGCCGGCTGATCAAGCTGTACAGCTACCCGGGCGACCTGGTGGCGGACCCGTTCATGGGCGGTGGCACGACGCTGGTCGCCGCAGCGAGGTTGGGGCGCTGGGCGTACGGCTGCGATGTCAGCGAGCGCTATGTCGCGGTGGCTCGCGCGCGTGTGGGAGCGGAGATCAATTCAGAAATGGAGCGATAGCGATGCAATTTCGTGCACGACTGGCGCAGGTGGTGGGCGCCGCGCCGAAGGATCCGGAGAAGCCACTGGCGATCACGGTGAAGCTCGAGCCGATGCTGCTCGAGGATCCGGAATGGGTGTTCGATCGTCTGGGACGCTACCTCATGGTGGAACTCAAGGATGCGCCCGTGCCGCGCACGCCGATTGAGGACGAGATCGCGAAGTCACTGGGATAGGAGGAGCGATAGCGGTGGCGGTGCTGGACACGCACTGGCATGCCAATCCGAAGATTCTGGCGCTCGGGCTGGATGCGATGGGACTCCACGCGTGGAGCATCAGCTACTGCGATGACCTCCTGACAGACGGCTTCGTCCCCCAGGGCGCGCTGCCGCTGCTGCCGCGGATCAAGCAGGCGGTAAAAGCGTTAGTGGCAGCCGGTCGTTGGGAAGCCGTCGAGGGTGGCTACCAGCTCCACGACTACCTCCGCCACAACCGCAGCCGAGCGGAGGTCGCCGCGTATGTGGCGCACAAGGTGGCCGCCGGTCAAGCAGGTGGTCAAGCATCTGCTCAAGCACGTGCTAGAGCACCTGCTCGACGAAATGGCAAGCACGATGTCTAGCACCTGCTCAAGCAACCGCTCAAGCAAACGGCAAGCAACCGCTCAAGCAAAATCCAACACCCGGTCCCGGAGTACGTCGCTAGCTCTTACTTACTCCTCTACCGGCAGCAGCAGTAGCAGCCGGACCGGGAGCACGACCGGAGACCTGACGCCGGTGAGCCGCGCGCGCGAGAGTCGCTCGCTGAGTTCAGACGCGGGGCGACGCAGGGCTGCTGCTGCTGCTGCAATTTTGAATTTTTCGAGGAGTTACGATGCCTGTTCGTGAGTCGCCACTGTCCGAGTCCGACGCGCGTCAGATGGCCTGGGACTTTCGAGAAAAGTTCAAAAATTCTGAGGCCTTCGAGTCGGCGTGGCACGCGCTCTTCGAGCTCAAAACCAGCATCACGCCAGCCCTCGCACGCCGCTTCATGACCGAAGAACTGCTCAAGTACCGCGCTCACCTGGCAGGTCTCGACGAACCGCCACCGCCCGGCGGGCCACCACCCCAGCAACTCCGATCCGAGTCGTATCGCTGCCCGGGATGTGAGCGTGACCTGCCCGAGTGGTCACGCCATGGACATGCGGACGACTGTCGCAATGCCAACTGTTACAGGCTCGAAGTTCGCTTCCGTGAGGCCAAGCGCCGCGAAGCCAACAAGGCCAGGGCCACGGCATGACAACCAGGTGGCTGCCAAATGGAGACCCTGTGAACCTGCCAGACATCGATCGGGCTGATTGGATGCGGATGGCTGTTTGGCCCGACTCGGACGCGCATCCCGACATCGACGACTTGCGCTGCGACTCGCCGTTGGAGCAACGCTTCGCCTGGTTTGCCCACAAATACTTGCGTGAGCATGACTTGCGTTCACAGGTTCCCGTCGGACCCTATCGACTGGATTTTGTCTTTGGTCCCGTCGCCTTCGAGTGCGATGGATTCCGCTTCCATTCATCGTCCCCGCAACAACAACGCGACGCTCGGCGAGACACGTTCATCCTGCAATCAGGCGCCGTCACGGCGCTCTATCGCATCCCGGGCCATGTCTTGCACGCTTGGCCAGAAGCATGCTTCGCGACATTCGCCGCGTGGAACCCTGAGATCTTCAGCAGCCGCGGTCTGATCAATCTGGAGCGTTACGCGCAGGAGTCGCGCGACCTCGGCATTGTCCGAAAAACGGCGTGACATGCACTGCGTCTGCTGCGGCACACTCCTGGACGTCGACGTGATGCACCGCTACTGCTCGGTCCGCTGCGCCGAGGATCAACTGCGCGCCGTCGGTACGCTCCTGCACTCCACGCCACGCCACGTGCTGTCGATCGAAGAGTGGCACGACCTCAGCGCCGACTACGCCACCGAGCTCGAGCTGCTCGGCCGTGTGGAGGGGCGGGGTGCCCAGTCTCAGGGGTCGTGCGGGCCGCGGGCTGGTCACCTCGTGACCCATACGCCAATGCCAGGTACCCGGGTGCCGCACTTCCGACAGTTCTGCGCGGCGTGCGGCGCCGACTGGCCCTGTGCTGGAGCCGCGTGACCCCATGCCGTCTGATCACCCCATACCGCCGCAAAAGTGCGGGCGGCGTACGCGCACCGGTGGCAAGTGCACGCAGTGGGTGATGCACGGCCAGACCGTGTGCAAGATGCACGGCGGCAAGTCACCCCAGGCGCTCGCGTCCGCGGAGGAGCGCATGAAGGCGCTGGTGCATCCGGCGCTCAGTCGCTTGCAGCAACTCATCAATCACGCGGACGCCGACGGCGTGTCGTTGAATGCCATCAAGTACGTGCTGGACTACGCCGGCTTCAAGGCCACCGAGAAGGTGACCACTGACGGCCGTCAGGTGATCGAAGTGGAGTACGTCGGCCGCGCGCCGGCGACGGTCTTCGACGTGCCGCACAACGGGATTGCGCTGGAGTGAATGCCACGCGTCAGACTGCTGGAGCCACACCCGGCGCAGCGTGAGATCCTCGCCCATGCAAAACGGTTCAATGTGGCATGTTTGGGGCGGCGCACCGGCAAGACCACGCTCGCGTTGAATGTCCTCGCCGAGGATGCCATTCACGCGCAACCGGTGGGCTACTTCGCTCCAACGTACAAATTGCTGGCCGAGTTCTGGCGCGAAGTGAAACACACGCTCAACGAAGTGATCCGCATCAAGAGCGAGCAGGACCACCGCCTCGAGTTGATCAGCGGCGGCACGCTCGAGTGCTGGTCGCTCGACGACGAGAACCCGGCCCGCGGACGCAAGTACGCCAAGATTGTCATCGACGAGGCGGCGATCGTGCGCAACCTGGTGGACATCTGGCAACAGGCGCTGCGGCCGACGCTCGCCGACTTGCGCGGCGGCGCGTGGTTCCTGAGCACACCCCGCGGCCTGAATGCGTTCTATGACCTGTACCAGCTCGGCCAGGATCCACTGCGCGACCAGTGGGCGTCCTGGCGCATGCCGACCAGCGTCAACCCGTTCATCGACCGCGGCGAGATCGAGGCGGCGCGCGCCGAGCTGCCCGAACGGGTGTTTGCCCAGGAGTACCTGGCCGAGTTCCTGGTGTTCGAAGGCGGCGGCGTATTCCGCGGTGTGGATAGCGTGGCGTACCTGCAGCCGGAGCCGCCGCGCGAGGGGCACGTGTATGTCTTCGGCGTCGACTGGGGCCGCAGTAACGACTTCACGGTCATCAGCGTCCTGGACGCAAGCACCAACAGCCAGGTGGCTGTGGACCGCTTCACCCAATTGGACTGGGAGTTCCAGGCCGAACGCCTGCATCGTTGGGCAGACCTGTACCAGCCTCGAGCGATCGTGGCGGAGACGAACGCGATGGGCAACCCGATCGTCGAGCGTCTGCAGCAGGGCTACTCGAGGATGATCGGCGACTCACGCCGCGCGCTACCGATGCAGCCCTGGCTGGCCACCAACGCCACCAAAGCCGCGGCCATCCAGGCCCTCAGCCTGGCCATCGAGAACGGCGACCTGGCGCTGCTCGACGACCAGGTGCAGACGTCCGAGTTGCTGGCCTACGAAGCGCAGCGGCTACCGAGCGGCATCCTGCGCTATGGCGCACCAGGCGGCGCACACGACGACACCGTCATCGCACTCGCATTGGCGTGGCTCGGCACGATACGTCCCGCGGTGAGTACGCGCTCGAGCTACGCCTTCTCGCGCTAGGTCTTGGGTGTGGTCTGCGCTGACGTGGACGTGGTCTGCTTGCTGGACGGCGCCGGCGCCGACGTGGGCGTGTCAGTCTTGGGCTGGACACCGGCGTTGCGCTGCAGGTTCTGGTTGCGCTCGTCCTCGAGCGTCTTCTGCTCGTCTTCAATCTCGTCAGGCGTCTTCGGCACGCCGGCCATGCGGGCCATCGTCTCTTCTGGCGTCTGGCGCCGCGGCTCTGGTTGTTGTGGTTGGCTCATGAGCCAACACTACCGCACGTGCAGTGCCACGACAGCAAGCCGGCTCAATGTTTCACGACGATGTTTCACGGGCTACACTGAGCGCGGCGTGGCCGACGATCCGCCGAGCGCGAC